TGGATTAGGTGTTTCAGGTCAAACTAATGGTTTTTTCATTCCTGAAATCTATTCAAAGAAAGTACAAATAGCTCTAAGAAAAGCTGCTGTTGCAGAAGCAATCTGTAACACAGACTATATGGGCGAAATCTCAAACTTTGGTGATACAGTAAACATCATCAAAGAACCTCAAATTGCAGTAGCAGACTATACAAGAGGTCTGGCTGTAACTTCAACTAACTTGACTGACCAAGAACTTGTTCTTACTATAGACCAAGCTAAGTCTTTCTCGTTTAAACTAGATGACCTAGAGAGAAGATTCTCTCATGTCAACTTCCAAGCTGTAGCTTCAGACAATGCTGCATACGCACTAAGAGATGCAATGGATTCAAACATCCTAACTGCTATTAGAGCTGGTGCAACTGTAAATACAGGCATGGGTACTACAGGTACTCCAATTGATATTGGATTCACAGGTAGTAAAGTTGACCCTCTAAACCAAATGGCTTTAGCTGCTAAAGAATTAGATGAAGCTAATGCACCTGAAGAAGGTAGATGGTTTGTAGCTGCACCTGAATGGTACAATGCACTATCTAACTCATCTTCTAAACTTTTATCAGTAGACTTTAATGCTGGTCAAGGTTCAATCAGAAATGGTTTAGTAGCATCTGGATTACTTAGAGGTTTCCAAATGTACAAATCAAACAACCTACCAACTAATGACTTATCTGGTGCAAATCCTGCTGGTTCAGCAACTGCACCTGTAGCTTTATTTGGTCATATTAGTGCAGTATCTGCTGCATCTTCTATGAACAAAGTAGAGACTATTAGAGATACAGGTACATTCTCTGATATAGTTAGAGGATTAATGGTATGGGGTAGAAAAGTATTAAGACCTGAAATAGTGGGTAAAATTCACTACGTTGTCTAATACTAACTACAACAAATAGTTATAAGTTTGATAGGGGGTAGCAATATCCCCTATCATTTAATAGGAGATAAAATGAAACAATATTTAAAAAACAAATTTCAACACTACAAAGAACATCATAAAAAAGAAGTTGTTATTGTAGCTGTTTTAATTATAATCGCATATATACTATAGGAGAAACAATATGCCAATGAAAAAAGCAATGCCAGGTGGCAAAGTAACAAATAAAGGTAAATATAGATATGGTGGTCCAGTTATGTCAAAAAGCCCTAAGAAAAAAATGATGGGTGGTGGCATGATGGCTGTCGTAGTAAAGAAGAATAAAAAGAAAAAATAATCATGGGTATAATGTCTTCACCTGCTTGGACTCGTAAAGAGGGTAAGAATCCTAAAGGAGGACTAAATGCTAAAGGTAGAGCTTCTTACAATAAAGGTCGAACTAAGACTGGTAAGAAAAGAAATCTAAAAGCACCAAGTAAGGTGGTAGGCAATAAAAGAAGAAAA